CTTCCCATACCCATTCTTTACCTTCCATAATACCTTCTACAAAAGCATCAGGAGCAGAAGGATCAGCAACAATGTCGGCAGCAGTTGCAAGCATAAAGTCTCCACCAACCACGTTGATACCTTCTTGCCTAGAGATTGATCCGATTCCACGGGAAGAAACTCCTAGTTTTACACCATCATTGAGAAGAGCCTCAGCGATTTTTCCCATAGGGGTAGAAAGAATCTTTGCTTTACCAATAAAATTAGATCCATTCTCTTTGAGGGATACAATTTTATGAGAAACTCGATCGAGATTTACGGTTGGACCGTCTGGGTGTCCTAGTTCTCCAAGTGCTCTACCAGAAGAAACATTCTCCTTGATATAACGACCAACCTCTTTACGAAGAGTCTCCATAGGATACATACGACCATTACGGTTTTTGATGTTTCCTTGAAGGAAAACTCCTTCGATGTAAAGAGACTTTTTAGACCCTTTACCTTCTACGAGGACTTTTACTTCTTCGATTTCTTCTCTGATTAGTTTCATTTGATTAGCCAGTAAATCCTACTTTAAAACCTTTAACTGTTGCAGCAGATGCTGAAATAATATCTTGAGGACCTTTCTCAAAAAATTCAACTCTATCGTCTGGTAGAGTTACAGTAGCAGTACTTGCATAACCAGCAGTTGTACTTTTTGCAATACTAACTGTCGCATCAGCTCCAGAAAGATTGATTACTCTAACAACGGTTGCATTACTAAGAGTAGTTGCACTATTAAGAGCAACCTCAACGCCAGATCCATTTAATAATGTTCTATACATGAACTTAAAAGTGTCTTATAAGAGTTATTTATTCATTCTCCACTTTCTTCTTCTGAAGAAATTTCATCTTCTTTAGAATCTACATAAGAATTTGCCACAACAGGTTTAAATGCATCAACTTTTTCTGCGCTCTTAGCGAAAAGAAGATCTTTGATAGCATCTGTAATCTGTGAGGGGGACTCATCACTCACAATCATATCCATTAATTCATCCATGTTAATAATTCTGTACTACGATTACAATTTATTTATATTATATCTCTCCACCCTTAGGCATTTCTGGTGCCTCGGTTGAAGATCCATCTATTTCTGGTTCAACAGGAACAACCCCCATATTACCATTCGTAGAATCATCTATAGGCATTCCTGTTTCGGGATCAACCGGAGCAGTAGGATCTGGAATAAGTCCTGCCGCAATTTCTTTTTCGATAAGTTTATTCTGTTCAAGAATTTCCTCATCAGTTTGACGAAGAATTTTTCTTCTCAGATAATCCTGGGAGAAATACTTACCGACATATGGTTCTGCAGTTGCAACCATATTAAGTCTCTCAGTAAGAAGTTCAGAATCTTTCAGTTCAGAGAAGTGATTATCATATAGGAAGTCATATTGAATATGCTGCTCCATGACATCCCAATCTTCGGGAGTAACAACATTCTTCAAAAGAAGTTGAGTTTTGAGCATATCATTGAACATATTTGAGAATCTTTTTCTCAAACGTCCGACAAACTTAGTAAACTTGAGTTCATCTCTTAAGATCTCAGAAGATCTCCCCAGGTTAAATCCACCTTCTCCATCCATTCTTGAGGGTGGAACATTAAGGGATCTAAACAATTTTTTCTTAAAATATTCAATATCAGTAATTTCACCCAGGTTTTGTCCTCCGGGGAGAGTAGTAATTTCTGTTCCTCTTCCACCTTCACGTCTTGGGAGCCAGAAGTCCTCAAGCATGGACATGTGTTTTTTCTCATCCTTTATTTCCCCTGTTGAGGCATCATATACAAGTTTATTTCTATAGCGAGACATAACATCACGCAAATATTGTTCTGCTTTTACCTTAGGTAGATTGCCTACATCAATATAGAAAATTCTACGTTCAGGCGCACGCGATAGTCTGTATATAACAAGACTATCTTCAATCATTCTCAATTGATTGAGAGACTTGATTGATTTGTGAAGATATGATAGCGTAGTTCCCTTATTTCTATCTACTAGTCCAGAAGTGCAATATGAAATTGCATCTTTTGCAATTTTAATTCCAGATTGATTTGAAGATCTACTACCAATAGGTGATGCTGAAGAATTTCCTTTTGGATTGTAAATAAAATATTCTTCAATCTCAGGCATTAAAACTTGTTGTTCATCCCTAGGACTGTTTAATGCCTTGAGTGCTTGAGCTTTATCTTGCTTCTTTTGTTGTCGGATATAACGCATTTTCATTGCGTCAACATATCTCAACTCTTGAATTCCATCCTGTGGATTTTTTAAATCTATTACTTTATGGTAGTATAGTCTACCATCAACGTACCAATTTCTATAAATTTCGTGAGATTTTTTATCAAAATCTAAAAGATCTAAAATTGTTTTAAATTCTTGTCTTACTATTGTCTTTATACCATCGCTCGCATTTAAATTGTCCAGATCAATTTGAACGGGAACGTCATTAGAATCTGAGACAATCGCTTCGTTTACAATATCTTCGATAGCACTATCAACTTCGGGATGCAGAGCCATTTCTCTGTATCTCTTGATTAGATCAAATTCTGTTCTGAATACTCCTTCAATATCAACATAAGAACCAAAAAATCCGCTGGTTAGATAGTGATCAGACCCGTCCTCATTTGACTGAGGAACGGGCGATTGAACACTAGGCGGCTTTTGGTTAGTATCTTCTATTGAGAAACCAAATAACTTAGCCATTATTTAAATATAGTGATCGTATTACTGTACCTATTTATCAAGTGAGAGCAACGCCACTTTGATCAGTTGCTCCACCACTAGCCTGTGCAGATCCTGCTGTCCAGTATTGGACTTGGAACTCAACAGTATACTCTTCAATTGTGTCTGCCGAATCGTAACTCAGATCAATCTGAGAAACGTTTGTTGGGAAAACATCATTGAAAAGATATGTTCTAAGTGGTGTAACTCCAGAACCACCAGCGATATCGCTATTGGTTTGACTGAAGCGACCTTGATCAGCACCTCTACCTAACTGATGAACAATTGCTCTTGCCATATAGGAAGAGGGGTTTGTAGCACCAGTGTTGTTATCGAGTTTGCTGATTCCGTTCATCCATTGTTCAAAAGCACTTCTTAGTTTGAAGTCTTCATCGTTGATGACGGTAACAGTCCAGGTGTCGAATGTTCTATCTCCAGCAACCTTCAGAGTTCTACCTCTGAAGGGAACTTCGATAGGTGCAACGTTGGATGCGGGAAGTGCCGCAGCCTTACACAGGAACTGGAAGTTTTCTGCATCCCAATCAATACCTTGAGTTGCTACTGCTGGAATTGTTGGAATATCGACTTCAAATAAATTAGCTCTAGCGCCGCCGCCCTGAAGGGCGGTTTTGAAGTCAGTAATTGTGCGTAAAGTAGACATTTGGGGTTCCTCCTATTTTTTATAATAAATTAAACTCTACCAGCAACTTCTTCAAAACTTACACCTGTTCTCGTAGCAACGAAAGTAAGTGTAACGAAGTTGATTGATTTAGCAGGCTTCAGGAAGATGTCTGCTCTAAACTCATTATTATCAATGACATCTGGAGTGTTATTTGTTTTATCGCAAATAACCAGATAATCATAAATACCTCTCTTTGCTTGAATATCGCGGAGATAAGGTTCTACGATATTAACAAAGTTTGCTCTTGTGATCTGATCATTAAGTTCAAAGAGTTGTGACTCTGCTGCTTTTTGCAGTGCTTGCTCAACTGTGAGGAAGAGACGACGAACATTGATACGATCGAATGCGGAAGAAACAGCAAGTGCGGTCTTATCACCGAACAACAGAATTCCTGAACCAGACTGATTAACAATGGAGTTAATTCTTCTTGGATAGAGTCTATCTCTTTGAGCCTTGGATGGATTAAATGCAAGTTTGATTGCATTATTAAGTTGTCCTCTCTGAAGACCAGCGGGGGAGAACCATGGATAAGCGATAAGATTAGTTCTTACCATCAAACCACCAACGTCTCCGTTGGTTGGAACATAACGGAACTTATCATTAAATCTATCATACATGTACTTGTATCCAGTATCGAATACAGCATACGATGAAGATGTTAGTGACGAATAGAATGCGATAACATTATCTGTTGCAGTATCAGAATTTGCAACATCAACAACATTTGCTTTATGAGGAGAAATTGTTGCCATGCAATCCTTTCTCTGGTTAACCAGGGAAATCAGATAGTTTGCTTTTGCTCTAGACTCATCTTCTTGTGCAAGTCCAGGACCGCCAAGTACAAAGTCAACCTCTACTTCATCTTTATTTGTTAGTAAAGAATATCCAGAAATTACATCACTAAGAGTTGCTTGCATTCCTTGTGATGCACCATAATCTTGACCACCTGTAAGATCATAAGTTGCAGCACCAATAGCATTAAAGGAAATTCCTTGTGCTAATGTGTTCCAAGAACCAGATCCTGTAGAGATTCCAGACCATTGTGCAGTTGTATTTGCTGAAGCAGTTCCTGTTGTATTTGTTTGGAAATCAATAGCAGTAATTGTTGTTCCGTTAAAGGAATCATTCTCATCACCGAGATTTGCTCCTGCAAAAATGTATTCGGATCTATCTGCGAGATAATCCTTATAGAATACCTTCAGGGGAGAATTGACTGCAGAAATTGTATCTGTAGCCTTAGAGAGGAAAGTATGCTTCTCAAGAAGATTTCCTTGAATTCCTGTTACTTTTCCTTCATCATCATAGACAGCAATGTGGAGAGCATCTCCTTTACCAGATCTTTCAGTAGAATGTCTACTTGTAACTGGCTTTGGTGCGATGTTCTTCCAGAAAACTGTGGAATTTGTTAATCCAAGTGTCTGTTGATCATACCAATCAACTGCATTTGTGATGCTGAAAGGAACGGACGATGTACCATCACTTGAATGTGAGTAAATTACTCCACTAGATGGGAATGCAGATCCTGTTACTCCTTCTGCATAGTTAATAGCAGTGATCGAACCTGCATTAGAAATCAGATTAGAGAATGTAACTGCAACGCCTGCAGCAACACTACTACCAATTGTGCTTCCCAATGTTACTCTGTTACCAGAAAGAACACTGACTACACTAAAGAATCCTGTTCCATCTCCAAATTCTGCGGTGAGAGCAGAAGATGTAGATATACCAGCAGTAGATCCAACAGTAATAACTGAATCTGCAACAGTATGAATACCAACTGTTGTCTGAGATCTTGCAACTACGCTTGCTGTAGAACCAACGGAAACTCTTGATGTAATTTTTACATCAATGGTTTTATTTGATTCATCTTTACCTGTAATGATACCTTTTAAGAAACCATCAAATGTAGAGGTAGTACCATTAGAAGCATTTGGAACTGTTACACCTGATAGGGTGTAAGTAATACCTGTTCCAACGCTAAAACCATCTAGGTTAGCATTATTAACAGTTAGTCTTTGGTCTGCTAAATCGTCGATAACGCAGACTTTAATACCATTTGCCCATTCTCCTGGGTTCTTGGCAGCGAATGCCCAATCTACAGAATCTGCAGACTGGTTATCTTGATAGTCTTCGTAATTTTTTACTTTTGGTGCAGAACCTGAAGCACCAAATCCTCGGTATGCGTTCTTCAGGTTATCGCCATCAGTTCTTACAACTTTCAGTACGCCGCCGTATGAAAGGAAAGATGATGCTGCAAGCCAGTACTCATACTGGTTGTTATTATTACTTGGTTTGCCGAACTCTGTGATGAGTTCTTGCTCGGTGGCCACATCAGTTGGATCTTCCACGGGACCAATAGGGAAGGGTCCTGCGATAGCGCCAATATTATCTAAAACATTCTCAGCTCTTCCTACCGTTAGGTCCACTTCCCTGGTTAATACACCAGGAGATAATTGAGGAGTCGCCATGTTTTTCTCCTGTAAGGGTTTCAGTTAACTTGAAATATTTATTAAAAGTTGCATTTTCAGTGGGGAAATGCCGCGTGAACTACCAGTCTGGATATAACCAATCAACAAATGGCGTTTGTTTTTTTCTACTTTCAACAATTCTCTTTATAGTACAGTCTTTACATTCATATGACCATGAGGATGGAACTGCTCCTCTGTCCTTTCTTGTTCTATAAAAGTCTTCTATTAGATTCTTAGTCTTATCGCAAATTCTACACTTTCTGTCTGTTAATAAAAGATGACCAAGTTTTATTTGACTATCTAAATCCATTAGAACCATCTCCAAGGGAGCATCGAATATCCTAACATATTTAATACTGGTTCAAATGCTAACGCTAAAAGCGTAAGCATCAAGACTTCAATGAAAAGTTGTTTCCATAATGGTTGTTTTAATTTCCATTCTTTAAATTTATTTGGTTTGCTAGCCCAATCATATAAACCAAATTTTTTACCAACTACTTCCGCCCACCAATTAGGATCAACTACATTACTCAATAATTTTAACAATCTAATCACTGATAATCCCACATATACGACATATCACCATATTCACTAGTCGCATTAGACCATCTATCTCCTTCAGCATCTATAAAAGTGGAGTTATCTAATCCATCATCAATAAATCCAAAAGGAGCCATATCCTGTTCTATTTGATTTTTCTGTTCTTCATAAATTCTCTTTCTAACATCTTGATCGGTTAGTTCTTTAAAGTAATCTTGAAGAACCAACCATGCATAAATCACAAGACACATCGCAAGGTCATCATTACAACCCTCTTCTGCTTCAAAAGAATTGTGCTTTGAAATAAATGTAGTTAATTCTGATATGATATCATAGTCATTAAATATTAATTTATCCTCTTCGATTAATGCTTTAAGATTGAGAGACCCTACTTTCTTAACAGTCTTAGACATTTTGACTCCCAATTGAGTCTTCTTTCCACTGAATCCTTGACCAACAATTTGTCCAGCACGTCCTCTCATTGAACACATAAGAACGTTTTGATACTCAAGATCATAGTGAAGTAATGATGCTACTTGATCGCCAATATCATTTACCTCACATAAAATATATGCTTGATTATAATTTCTTGCTATTTCCCATATTATATTTGGAAACAACATAGGTTTGATTGTATTATTCTTATATTTTGAAACTATCTTATGGGGAAACTCTGTAATATCTACAACCACAAATGCTGAGTAATCTTCACTAACACCTCTAGCAACGTCTACTGTAACAATATAATCATGCCCTTCTTTTGGTAGTTCGTAAATATCCAATCCTGCACTTTGCCTTAGAGGAGTATCATAAGCCATTGATCGCAATTTACTCGGAGCTATCAATGTATCGATAGATCCTAAAAACTCACATTCAAACTCAACCTTGAACTGCTGCTCTGATGTGTTAGCAATAGTTTGTTGTTTCCACTTTGCATCACGTCCAGGAACTTCCGACCAATGAACGTCTGTGGGAATGTAATCATTTTTACTTCTTTCTGCATCATGCCACATTCGGTAGAAATGATTCATACCATGTGGTGTAGACACGATAATTACTTTGGTACTTTTACCAGAAGTAATAGTAGGATAAACAGAGGCAAAGAACGAGTCAGCAATGTGATTTGGGACAAATGCGAACTCATCGAGAAAGAGGATGTTAAAAGACATACCTCGGACAGCACTTGCAGACGTAGAAGCTGCCAGTATTTTACTCCCATTTTCTAACTCCAAAGATCCTTTATTCCATGCTATTATACCCTGTTGCATCCACTTGGGCAGGTTTTCATATGCAGTTTGTAATCTACCTAACAGTTCCCTGGCGGTTGCTGCCTTGTTAGCAAGGATACCAATATTAACACTATCGTTAAAGACTGCGTAGTGAAGAAGATAAGATACCACAGTCGTAGACTTACCAGTCTGACGAGGCATCTTACAAATATTGAATCTGTTTTCATGAAAATTGTTTACCAGTTTTTCCTGAAATGGATACATCTCAAAAGGAACTAGACCCTTATCAAGAGAGACAATTTGCACATAATTTTTAGCAAAATATACTGGATCTTCTTTACATTTGAGGAACTCAAGAATTTGTTCCTCTGTAAATTCTATTTTAGTATTTGCTTTTTTTAGATTTGGATTACCAAGATAAATTTCACTCATAAATCAATCAACAATTCCAAGCTCTCAAACTTTTATTAATTCTACTATCGGGATCTCTAGCAGTTTTAGCAGAGGTTAATTTCTTCTTCATACCTTTCATTCTTGCACAGAATGATGCTCTTCTTTTATTACCCTTCGTTTTAGATGGTGCTTTCAGATCACTACCAGGATTTTCTGCTTCGTAAGACTTACGTCCTTTTTCATTGAGACCACCTTCTTTATTTTTACCAGACTTCTTAGTCCATGCAGCACCTTCCGAAACTTCCGTTTCTTCATTCTTTGGACGGCAATCATTTACTAATTTACCACCTTTCATTTTCATACCCACTTTCTTGTGGGTGTCCCAACAATCCTTTGCTTTCTCTTCAATCTCAATCTCTTCTGCATATAAGAAGGTTTCACCAGGTTCTTTCTCAGAAACAGATGTATATTTTACTTTAGATCCAGGATAAATTCCTTGCATTTGTGCTTCAACTTCTTTTCTTGAAGGAAGTTTTGCTTGAGGGAAGAACATTTTTAAAACATATGTTCTTCCTTTCCAAGTCACAACAACCATCATAAGGTTGCCGACCTTTGAAGGTATTCTTGTTGCTTCATCAATATTAGACATTATTGAAAAGACTCTTTTTAGTTATTTAGTAGAGACTTTAGTTCGTCAATCTGTTTCTGCTGATCTTTAACGGCTTCAACCAAAAGAGCAACCATATTTTGATATGCAATAGACTTAATACCCTCAACGTCTTCGTAGACAACATCTGGCACAATCTTCTCAACTTCTTGTGCAATCAAACCTAAGCAATGGTCTCCAGTGTTTTTATGATCATATTCAACACCACGTAGACTTGTTACTTTAGGAAGTGCATCACTGATAGTTTCAATATTCTTCTTAAGTCTTTCGTCAGAGTTTGCAGTAACTGTACCAGCACAAGTTAAGTTAGTTCCATTAAATTGTAAGTTTGCCGATGTTGTTGCAACGTTAGAACCATTCTTAAATAACACTTGGTTTGCAGAACCAATAGCATTAATATCTACAGCATCAATAGTAACAGTTGCTTTAGATCCAGCAGATTCAGAAACGATACTAGTAATTGCAGTTCCTTCAAAATTTAGTACTGTTGCTGCTGCAACTGATTGTACATCATCTTTTTGAACTTCAACACCAGAAATAATTCCTGTTAATTGAGAACCATCTCCTATAAATTGTCCACTAGTACTAGTTACATTACCAGAAACAGTTATAGCTGCTGGGAGACCAACGATAACTCTTCCTTCATTTCTAGTAACTGCAACCTGATTAGCCGTCCCATCAATGGCCATAACTGGACCAGTGAAGTTACTTGCAAGACCAACATGACCTGAAGTGGAGTTGAAATCTATCTCAAAATGCTCTCCGAAGAAAGAAGCAACACCATAAGTAGTTGGAGTTGAAGATGCTAGAGAAACCGTATTTGTAGTAACGATACCAGTTACTCTACCGTATTCATCAATTTGTACATCAGTAATAAATCTATCATCTCTATCAGTTCTATCATCATAAGTTGTTGTTACCTGAGCGAGATTAATATCATCATCATTAACAACAATCGCACTAGCATCTAAAGTTATAACATCAAATCTGTTACCAGTTTTCAACAAACCTTTACCAGCCTGTAGTTCACCAGGACTAGAGAACTGGGTAAATTCCAGTGCGCTAACACCAATAGAAACTGGTTCTTTAGTGATCAACACGAAACCACCACCAGCATTCTCCTCACCGTTCAGAACGAACGAGAACGCACCTGATGCAATTTCATTTTGTTGGTCAAAGTCAACAGAACGAGTTAACTGCCATGATGTTGATCCACTTCCTACTCTAGTAACGGTATAATATCCATTTTCAAATGTATTTCCTACTCCAAGTTTACCTTGATCTTTTACAAGAACACGATCAGAAACTGTTAAATCTAAGAATCTATCAATAAGACCCGTTCCACCAACACCTGCTGTAGTAATATTTTGATTTACTTGTGCAAATAAGATACCACCGACACCATTAGGTGATGTATCTACGTTATCATAATATGCTACAAGTGCTTCTGTCGTTGCTACAGATACAGCTTTCTGAACCACAAGACCAGCAGTT